CCCCGTAGTATTTCAATGGGATTGGTAGAAGCCCCTCGTTTCTTGCCCCGATATCAATAAATCTTTCTATGCGTGATTCTTCTATCGTAGATTTTGTGCCTAGCCGCACTGCACATAACTCTTGTATAAAACTATTTTCATGTTCGGTTAGTTCAATAAACCCTACATCATTTTTAGCCAGTGCAAAAGTTTCTTTGTTTGTCGTTGGGCTTATCTTCATAGGCACTTCAACACCAAGCTTTTCTAATAATTCAGCAAACTGTTTATTACTTGCTAACTTTTTACGCACGGCTTCTTCGTCTTCACATTCTAATTTTTCTTTCAGTGCATTAAGTAATTTAGATTTTTCATCTCGGACTTCTTCAAGGCGATCTTCTAGTAAGCCATCATGCACTAACAAAGTTGGGTCTGTGAACATGCGTAGAGTAATATCAATTAATTTTAATTCTTCTACAGGGAAGTCTTTAGATAATATTTTGAATAACTTATAGGTCAGGTCAACATCATTCTTACAATACTCACCGTATCGATGTAACTCGTGATCATGAAAATCTTCTAAGCGTTTACCCTTTGCATCAAGAACCTCTGTTCCCTTTGCCCCTATCTCATATCGTTCTGCTAAAGCTTTGAGTGAACCTCCGGCATCAACACCATGAATAGCTCGTGCCATACATAAGGTGTCGAAGTAAACTTTGGGGTGAACATCAAATACCCAAGAAAGAATTGCGCCATCAAATAAAGTATTGTGACACAACACAGATGAATTACTCCAATCAATATCATCAAATATATTTTGAAGTTCTTCGTGTGAACCGGTATACCATCGGGTCTTACCATCATTGATTTTAATACCTACACCAATGACTTGAAACCTTTCGTCTCTAATATATTCTTCGGTTGTTAATCTATTAAGTCCGTATCCTGTATCATAGAACGTCTCGAAGTCGAGCGTAACTAAATTCATTTATCTTTTACTTTCTCTGCTTTGCAGTATCCATGTCCTTCAAACGTAAAGCCACACCACCACTTTTTCTTGTCGTAGTATTTAGCGGGATTTTTGCACTTCACGCATTTGTTTCCGTAAGTTTTTAATGGCATTTGCTTCTCGCTCTGTTCTTGGTGTTAGTTGTATAGCATTATAAGGTTGAAAGAATCGATATCCTTGTTTAAGATTCTTCTCCCATATTTTCATTGTCTTTTTGCTGACGTTCATACTCTCTCCTATCTTTCTTAATCTGTTTAATTCTTTCTCGTCTACTTTCATTTGACATGTAAAACCATTGATTTAAATCTTCGTAAGTGCGAAAGCAACTGATACATCTCGGCTCTCCATTGATTTCTTCGTAGCGACATATCTCCGTGCATGGACTAACGATGCCTTTCTTGTTCATCACGACACTCCACACTACACCATCTACGTTTATCTTTTACAGGTTCACCACACCACAGACAACATCCTGTGTTGTTTTCTTCGACCGTTGTATTGATGGTTCGCATTGTCATATCTAATGCTTTCTGCACTTGGTCATTCGCTTGATCAATCTCGTCTGCCACTTAAACTTCCTAATTGTCTCATCCAAGGTGTGTTGGTGCTTTTTGTTGGATTCTTTTTTGGTATCTTTACACCGGCTTCATACATCTCATCAAGGATTGCGCCTTTGTATCCAGTCCATTGTGTAATCTTTGTTCGTGTTGCGTTTGGATATTTCTTTAATACTTCTTCAACTCGTGCTACTTTTTCTTCAAAACTAAGTCTTCTGTTATCACTCAAAATAAACATTCTCCTACTAATTCTAAGGCATGGTGATAGTCCGATACCTTGTTAGGTTGATCTAATTTAATTACTTTGTCGTTTGGATGTTTCTCAATATACCATCGATAGTCTTTGTTTGTCCACCTAAATTTTTTAATTATTTTGTCATCAAAGTCTAGTAATGCATGGGTAAATGTGCTATTCGTATCCAAGTAAATCCCCGTCTATATCAAACACATTTAGTCCTTGATTCTTCTTGGGAACTACAAATCCTACAGGATCACCATCTAAGTTCCTGATTATCCTATTGTTTTTTAAGCTATACGGATTGTTCTTATAATTAAACTTACTGTTGTCAAAGTTAAACTTACTGTTGTCAAAATTAAACTTACTATTTTTATATAAGTATGGATTAATACTCATCGGGTCTGCTATTGACATACAACTGATTAGTCCTGCAACTAATAATATATTTCTCACTTATTATTTTCCCTCACTTTCTTGCGTAGTTTTTGTAAGTAGTAGTCTGCTTTATCTAAATCCTCAATGCCATTCTTCAAAGCAAAACGCCATACATATTTAATGACATTGGCAACACATACGGCTACGATCCCAATCAAGCCCATTGTTGCTGACTCGATAGCATCAATACATTCTACTTTGCCTTGTGTATAGTGCGTTGGTCGATTGACCATGTCAGAGTGGGACTTTTTTCCTTTTGTCTCTGTTTTCATTCTTAGCCTTTCTTATTATATCTTCTAAGTCATCAACATTAGTTTCGTCAACTACAATACTGATACCTCCAGCAAAATGTATGTCGGTTAAGTTTTTTTGTTGTAGTGCAGTGGGTTTGTTTCCGTTAGCTTTGCATTCAATCCCGTAGAACAATCCCTTCCAACAAGCTACAATGTCAGGCACACCACTTGCCCCGTAGCCACCTGTTGAAGCATAGAAATAATATGCCCCTAACTCTTTAAGCAACTTACATACTTTTGTTTTAACTTTCTTTTCGGGTGTCATTGTATTGTATACCCCGTTGGATTCTTTCGTGCATGTTGAATGGTTTGTATCAATGCCCTCGTTGCTTCGTTTGATGCATCAACAAGTTCTTCATCGGTTAAACCTTGTGATAAGTCTCCTACTGTTTCAAATAAATCTTTTACCACTGCGTTTTGTTTTGCAGGGGCAGTCATAATTAAATACAGTGCAGTTGTTACGGCTTCTTGTTTTGTAGCTATGTCACCAATCTTTGCATCTTTTAATTTTTTCATAATTACCTTTCTAAAATTTTTCATGTTAGCCTTTCATAAGCGTTACACTTTGAAACCAGTTACATTAGTCTTCGCAGTTACCCCCTATACAGAATTTGCCATTTAAGATTTCGGCGGCAATATCTTCGCTAACCATCTTGCGTTCCTCCTCATCAATCTCCTCCTCGAGATGTTTGATGAATGCCTTGTTCTTAATCAGCGTGTTAAGTTCGTCAATGATTGCTTGGGCCTGGTCAGCGTGTTCGTCCCCTAGACTATGTCGATCGAGTTCTTGCACATAATGCTCAAGCAACTGCTTTGTCCTTACAAAAATATCTTCACTCATTTATTTCTCCACGCACTGCGTGTCCTCTTGTTTAATGTATACACCACTATCTATATCAGCTTGTTCATAGACAGTCCCGTTTTTGCATAGATAGTTAAGTGTTGGTGGGTGAAATAACTCGTGAACTAAGCTATAAACATTGTGAGCTTCCCACCCAACAACAAACATAAGTATCAAGCATATTACTGCTAAAAGTTTATCAATCATGCTCTTGTTCTACTTCGATGTCAAGTTCTTGAGTTTCTTTCAACCAATTTTGAAAGTCTCTGAATGACGCTTCAGGGGTAATCTCCTTGTGCCACAACAGTTCTAAAATACCACTCATACCACCAATGATACCTAGTAACTCTACCCTACTTGAATGCCATATATCTTCACTCGCACCAAAGTAACCATAGATATCGCTTTCTTCATAATCAATTTTGTCAGCCATACTATATTCCTTTCAGTTCAATTAAAAATATTACTAAGATCAAAGCTATTGCTACACCAAATAAAAACGACATGACAAACCACAACAGTGAACTATGCACTGGTCGTTTCATTATAATTTCATAATCAGGTATTGGGCATAGCCCTTGCTTTAATCTTCGTTCTTGATTTATTGCTTCTTTATCAACCATCGTGACTCCTTTCTACATTGACGGCTATGTCCATCGGTTCCCATGTGTAATCATTCATGACCTTATCCTTTGCTTCTTGTGGACTCTGAGCAAGAATGGTTATCGGCTCGTGATACTGCACGACATTCACAATGTATCGATAGAGTTTTGTTATTTTATGTTTAGGTTTCCCTTTGCCCTTAGCCATGAGAACCCTCCCCTTCACTTAAAAATACCTCGAGTGCTTGTTCTTCAAGATAGTTAATCGTATTACTATCCATCATGGTCAAGTCCTCGTCACATAGTCGGTTACTTACATTAGTAATAGTCACTTCGTATTGCGTTGGACTATCCCCTGTTGCATAAGCGTCCTTGACTACTTCGATATCGGCATTGACATACCACCTAGTATTGTATTTATCTTCGGTATCTATTTCAAACTCAACCCAACTTTTCATGCGACATTCTCCTCAAGTATTTTGTTTTCTTTTAAGTATTCTTCTACGGCATCCATGACCTGAAACATGACCTCTTGTGGTATTACTCTTGAGTCAAGCCTAGTGACATGATCACCCTTTTGGAATACATCTATCTTCATTTCCATGCTAAAGTCAATCATACTAATATCTCCTTGTCATC